CCACCACAAGTAGAAATAACTGGTGGAGGTGGAACTGGAGCAACTGCAACAGCAAATGTAAATACAACCAATTTAGTTGTTACTGGAATAACCAAACCATCATCAACACTTGCAACTGCAACAACCATATCTCCGCATGGGTTTAGATCAGGTCAAACAGTAACAATAACAGGGGCATTGGAATCCGATTATAATGGAGACAAGATAATTCAAGTTCCAAAAATTCCAACAAATGTTACAAGCATTACAAAGGCATCTGAAACAGCTACTCTAGCGACTGTCATAACCACAACCCCACACAATTATGTTACAGGGGATAGGGCAACCATCAGCGGATGCACTTTGACTTCCATAGTATACAATGCAACATGGAGCGTATTTGTTATTGGGCCTGATACTTTCCAAATTGTAGTTCCTTCCACTACTCCAATAACAGCAACACCTGTCAGTGGTATTGTATCCACAATCGATAGCAAAACAGCAACAACATTTGATTATTCTGTTTTAGCGATAACACCAACTCCAGCAACAACGGCAACTGGAATTAATGTATCTTCTGGAGAAGTGACTAGTTTAACAATCGTAACTACTGGGTCTGGATATACATCCGCTCCTAATGTTATAATCACGCCATCGACAGGAGTTTTTGTTCAGTTTTCATCGACAGGAACAATGCCAAATCCATTGGTTTCTGGAACTTCATATCGAGCGGAAGCACCATTAAATTCAGCGACTGGAACATTTACAGTTAAAAACGCTGATTTTAGCAGGTTGAATATCACGTCTTCTCCAACTGGAAGTTTTTATGTTGTTCTTTCTCGCGTGTTTGGGGTATCATTTACAAACAAATGGCTAGGTGATTTTACAAACCTTACAACTCCAGAAACAATTTATTGGGGAACCGATTATTTGTTGCCAACAACCAGTCCCGCGATTGATAATGGCGCAACTCCAGCATACCTAAATGTATCGTCTACGTCAGTTGCTAGAGCATATACCTCATCGGTAGATGCCATTGCTGGTGGAACAACTGGTCAAATTAATGTGGTATCATTCGGAACTGGTCAATCGTACTACGCAAAGAGGTTCTCTGTATCTCCACTTCCATACAACAACCTGATTCAACCCTCGTCCGTGCAATTCTTGCAGGAAAATGAGACTGTGAAGTTCTCTACAAGCGGAGTTTTACCATCTCCTTTGGTTGCTGGAACGGACTACCAAGTTAGAGTGATTGGGGATAGTGTTAATGTGTATTCTGCATCAGTTCTGGTTCCGATTACAACGCCCGGCACTGGTCAATTGTCGCTTGATATCCAACGCACCTTTACGGCATCACCTTCCACAAGCATTGTTGCTGACGCTTCGTTGTATACTACAGGTCAGTCCGTGACTGTACGAGCCAATTCTGGTGATGTACTTCCGAATGGATTGGTTGCAGGAACAACATACTTCATTCGTCGAGTTGATAACAATGAATTTGAGCTTTATACCACAAAAGCACAATCTCAAAACCTATCTAGCATTGTTGGAAGAAAAGAGTTTTCAACTAGTGGTCTTTCTACAGATAGCAAATTCTTTGTTGATGCCATTGAGGATCCAATCCTAGTTAAGAGTGTTGCTAACATTCAAAAACCCATTACAGACGGGTTTGTGAGCTTGTACGCTATGGACTACGGGCGCAGTAATGATCTAACCCTAATTGGTCAGTATCACCCAACGGAGGTCAACCCGCAGTACAGAAGGATTCGCATTGGCAAACCATGTGCATGGGCAAGAATTGCCTATCGTATTAAGCCTCCAGTTATCACTTCAAAGTACGACTTTATCCCGATTGAGCATACACGCGCAATCATCACTGCCGTTCACGCTTGTGATCTAGAGGACAAGGACTTTGCTGAACAAGCACTACGTTACTGGGGATTTTCATTGGCATATCTGAAAAACCAACAAGAGCATCAAGATGGTCACGCATTCGTTCCACCGCAAATTAATTCTGAAACGTATGGTGATACATCTGATCCAGTAATGTTCTAGACATGAAAAGTGAGAACATCACAGCAGGTCGGATGTCGAAGATATCCAGTGGGTGGATACAAGGAGTTAATTCCGTTAGAAATCCTTGGTTGTTACCTGACAATCAATTTAAATGGGGAGTTAATGTAACTGTACGAGGTGGCTTAATCCAAACCAGACCGGGGCATAAAATGCATCTTTCTCTCCCTGCTGGAAATTTTCAAGGTGGAATTCTATTTTCATCCAACAAGCAAAAGGAAGCTTCTTTGACGCAAAATCGGAATGGTGTAATCACAATTACTCCCGCAAAGATTTTTGATGTTAATGGAAATGGAATTATTGCTGATGAATTGAATTACATGGTTTTTGCTGTAAATGGGAATGTTTATTACTCTCCATTTCCACTAATTCAACCAAGTAATTGGGAAGATTTTAGATTAAAAAACATAAAAATGTCATCAAGTGTGGATCAGTTTGTCTTTACACTTGCAACTCGATCAGCAAATCTCACAACAGGATCTCAAGAGTTTTCAACACCTTCTCATCGATTGGTTATGATCCAAGATGGGATTTCATATCCTGCATTCTGGGATGGTTCTGATAAGGTTGGAACGCAAACATCGACAATTCCAGTTGGGTATTGGATGGCATACTCTGGAAACCGAATGTGGATTGCCAATAAAAACATCGTATTAGCCTCTGATTTAGGGGATCCAACGTCATTTAAAGAACGTGCAACAGGAACTTCCCGTGGTGATTTTAGTTTCTCGCGTCCGATTACGGGAATGGTGAGTTATGTAGGTCAAGATACCTCAACGAGACTTATTGTATTTACTGACAGGTCAACATTCCAACTAAAATCAAATATATTTGATCGAACACAATGGGTAACAACTGAAAATTTTCAGTCAACACTCTATCCCTCTGTGGGATGCATTGCAGGAAAATCAATTGCATTCCAAGCAGGTCAAATGTGGTGGTATTCACAAAATGGACTCATAACAACGGATCCTGCTGCTACTGCATATCTGTCATCTCAAGTTCTCTCCAAAGATTTAGAAATGGCAAGGACAAAGAGACTGATAGTGTCTGATGCAACTAAAATTTGCGCTATTGGTTTTGAGAATTACTTGCTTTATTCGGTTCCATTTATGCAAACATTGAATTCCGATACAATGGTATTGGATTACGCCGCTGCATCTGAATGGGGAAATGGAGAAAGCAGATTCCCAGCATGGTGCGGGGTTTGGACGGGTACACGTCCTGTTGAGTGGACTTCTGGAGTCATTGATGGTCAATCTAGGTGCTTCCACTTTAGTGTTGATTACTCCGCTACAAACGATGGGTCTTATAATCATTTATGGGAATCATTCCAACAAGAGAGAGTTGATTCTTACTTGCAAATAAATCCAGACAAAACCACAACCACACTTTACAATAGAATTTACTCTCAATTTGAAACTCCGCTTTTAGGTGATCAAATGGATTTAAAGCAGTTTAAATATGCAGAAATTGAATGCACTCAAATTGGTGGAACTGTTGATGTAGAAGTATCTTTTAAAGGAAGCAAAGGTAATTATAATTCTATTCTTAAAAAGAGATTGTTAGCGGTTACAGACAATTACCAATGGGATAACACTCCATACGAAGAGCAAATAAGGAGTCTGGGGTTGCTAAACACTCAGTATCGCAGGTTGATAACAGAGTCTGCCCAACGAGATTCATTAACTTCAACTTGCGAATCAAAGTTAACGGATGATGTTGATAAGGCTTTTTCTCTTCTAATCGAATGGTGTGGAGAGTTGGGAGTTGAAGTTATTCGCATATTTATGGATCCGTGGATGGAAAAATCTACTGGATCACCGCAAGGGGATGAGGTTCAGTCTTGTGTTGTCGCACAAAATGGTGAAATATTATCGATTGATTTACTTCCTAACCCTTACGAGAAACAGTCCGCAAATGATAGATCATGGATTGCTAAGGTTTTTAAAACCGCAACACTAAATTGCGAGGCGAATCCATTGAAATCTATTTCAGCCACGGCATCTGCTTCGTTTCTTTCGTATATTAGCTTTGAACACGCAGAAGAAGAAGCTGGAATACTTGCACTTCAATCAGCAACTGCCGCTGCACAGCAATTTAAAGCGCAGAACCCCTGTTAATATGCCATCAATTACAACAGCAAGTTTAGAAACAACTAACTTTCCAAATAAGTTTATTTCTCCATTTGGAGATGATCCAGTTGTTCCTATTTACTCGTCAATTCCATTTACAACGGGTCAAAATAATTGCTTGCCATGTGCTATATGCGGAAGTAATTTCACTAGGAATAATATTCTTAAAGCAGAGGCTGCAAGATTCAATAACATACAAACATCTAACAACGAAGATATTTTAGTTGGATTTAATTAATAAATATATGAAACCAAAAATGCAATATAAACTTGTCGAAAGAGGAACAAATGAGTTTTTAGAACTCGCTGATTTTGCTGAAGACTTTGATCATAAAATAATTGAACATCCTAATATTAATGTGTATGCACATTATCGTGATGGTGAATTGTTTGGATACTCTGATCACGTTTTTATTCCAACTATTTATCCAGCATTCCATCCTAAATTCACTCGCCCTAGAGACGTTGTGCAGTGCATGACGGATTGGGTAACTTATTCCCAAATAACCAATTCACCGGGGTACATTGGAGTGCCATTAAAGGATGAACGAACTAACTTTACAAACGAAATAATGGAAAAATTAGGGTTGACTCCTCTCAAAAGAGAGATTTACTCTATCACTACTTAAATAATATGGGAGGATCTACATACACACCAGAAATTCAAAAGCCAAGGCCAGAACTTAATATGATGATGGCAGGGGACGCTAACAAGGGTATGTATGGCGGGTTAGCTCAACAAGCTAGACTTTTGGAAATGGCTACTCAGATAAAGCCAATCGAGCAAACATTTGATCCAACACAAGTATCTCAACAGGCTTTTGAACTAGGAATTGAAAATTCAAATCGCGCCCGTCAATTTGAAGAGTCTGCAGATCCATCGACAGCAAGGATGAGAGCAGGAATGGGAGAAACAATTGAGAAATTAACATCTCCTGAATCTTGGCAGGAAAAATTAGGTCAATGGGCGAAAACAAAAGGACTAGCCCAAATGATGCAGACGGGCATTGATCCATCTTCCAGCATGGGACAATCTGCAATGTTCGACCAATCCACAGAAAAGGGAAGGCAGATCGCACTGGAAGACTTGGCACTGCGTCAAAAATATCTCGATGCAACTCAAATGCAAGGAGGCATTGACCCCGGCGCGTTGGTTGCTGGACAACAGGCAGCAAAGGCGCAAAATCTCCAAGGTCTGCAAGATTGGCAACGCGGAGTGCTGTCTGGAGCGCAAGGTCTTGGTCAAACGGCACAGGACGCAATCAACCGATCAATGGGCAACATTCAATCCGCTCATAGCGCAAACGTAGCTGATACTCAAAATTATAACAATATGATGAACCAAGTAATGGCTCAAAATGCACAAAGCAAAAATGCAGCAATGGGATCATGGATCAGTGGTGGTGGTGCAGTTGCTGGAGCAGCCGCTGCTGCAATTATTATTTGATGAAAAACCTAATACATAAAACAATCGATAAAGCGGTTAGTTGGAACAAACAATGGCCTAATTCGGTCATCTTTTGGTCTGGTGGAAAGGACTCAACTGTCCTTCTGCACTTTCTAAAATTCAAATGCGGAATTGATCTTCCTGTTGTT